CTAGCCGGCGCGCCGGACCGATCCTGAGAGATCGGATGAAGGATGGGCCACAACACACGGATTGTGCGCGGATCGAAGCACCGTTCTTACGGATGTGTCCCGGCTCCCTGAATCCCGGTTGCCGTTGAAGCCGAAAGGAGACCAGTGCCCTGGGGCGCTCCGGTGGGAATGCGCATAATGTATAGCCTGGTCAAATTGAACCGAAGCGTACGCCTCTGACCCTCCAGTAAAAACCGGCTCCGCAGTGGCGGCCAGGATGGCCAGCGCGAGCGCAGCGACCCAACTTTCCCATCGCTGACGTTCTGCGGGATCGGTTTCCTTCTCGGCCTCGATGGCAGCAATGATCTTTGCCGGATCGGTGCCTAGCAGCTCGGCGAGTCGAAACGCAACCTTGTTGCTGACGGTCGCTCGGCTGCGGGCGGTGCTGATGTACTGCCGGGTGACGCCGAGGGCTTGAGCGGTCCGGTAATCGCTTCCCGTAATTTTCTTCGCATCATCAAGGTATTGCAAAAGCGTACGCATGGCTGCTCCCTTGTGGTGACATGTCAAGTGTATGCGATCGTTCGCGGTTTTGGCACGTTCGCGGTGTGTGGACGTACGCAGGCGGTTGACATGTCCGCAAATGGTTGACATATTGGCCCCATCTTCAGTAGGGGACAATGATGGCAGACCAACTGGGGTTATGGGATCGAGAGGGCCGCCCGGAGCCGGGGACGGTCCTTTTTGTTGGGCTGGAAGCGATCCGCGCCGTGTACGGGGAGGGCGCCTACAGCGAAGCGCTGGGCACGGTGCGGAGCATGGGAGAGGCCCGGCGGTTGGTAAGGGCTTCAGCGGCCCCGGGAGGGGTGGCGGTCCCTGTAACACCGCCACTTGGTTGCACGGGTGCAACGGAGTCGCCCTCGTGCTGATTGATTGGGTGACCGCGCGGGTGCCGCTGGATGGTCTGTCGGAGCAGGTCCGGCAGGCGGTCGCTGTCATCGGGGACCGGATTGTTCGGTTCTGCCCGCGCACGGGTGAGCAGCGGTGGGAAACGTCGGCGTGGGACTCGATTCGGTCTGATACCCATCAGGTAGTGGTCCGCGTGGGAGCTGATCTCTGGATGCAGGGCAGCCCGGCGCGCGTCTGCGGTGATGGCGACGCGGTCTTCGGTGCGGGAGTCTCGGCGGCGCTCGATCTTGTCGGGTGCGTCGATGCCATGCGGCGCTTTCTCTCGCATCAGCTGGGTGTGGTGTTGCCGCCGGCCGAACGCTGGATCGTCACTCGTGTTGATGTGACCGGGAATCTGCTGCTCCCGGATCTGCGCACCGTACGCGATGCACTGCGGGTGCTACGCGACGTCGAGGGCGGCCGTTACCGCGTCTCGGCGCAGGCCGGGGACACCGTCTATTGGTGCGCGCGCTCGAAGTTGCGCGCGGGCAAGGCATACGCGAAAGGGCCGCACTTGCGGCACCTGATGCGTCAACGGGGTTACGACGGGCGGCAGTACACGCCGCAGGAGATAGCGGCTGCGGATCGTCTTCTGCGGCTAGAGCTGAGGTTAGGGCGCGAGTTTTGGGCGCGGAATGTCTGGAAGGGGTTTTCTGCGGAGCAATTACGGGCGCAGTGGCTGGAATACTTCGGGCGTATGGCAGGGGAAACGGAAGTGACGGAAGACACGGATTTGCAGGCGCGAATTTTCGATGCGGCGCGGGAACTCTGTCTTACGGAGGGTAGGGCGCGCGCGGCGTGGGGGATGTGGTGCCAGATCCAGGCGCAGGGGTGGGAGCGTGCGCGGGAGATGGTCCACAAGAGCACGTGGAGTCGGAACTTGAAAGTACTTCGCGCGGCGGGGTTGCGCGATGGCGATATCTCGAGCGGGCGCGTCATTCCGATGCGTCTGCGGGTGATGGATGCGGCGCTAGTGACGAGCTGGTCGGATCTACGGGCCGCGTGACAAGTGAGGAGAGCAAGTGATGGTGGAAATTGAAGTGAAAAGCAGCGATGTGGTGGTGAAGGAGGGCTCGTTCGACGACGGGCGGCCCTGGAAGTCGCGTCAGCAGGTGGCGTACCTGTTCACCCCGGGCAAGCCTTACCCGACGGAGTTCGTGATCAAGCTCGGCGCGAACGGCGTGCCCTATGAACCGGGGTACTACCAGCTTGCGCCGGAATCGGTGCAGGTGTACCGGGGGCGCCTGGAGCTGGCGCGTCAGCTGAAGCTCGTGCCGCTCGCGGCCGCGCAGGCGAAATCGGCATGAGCGAGGCGGACTGGTATCAGCTGCTGCAATTTGTGGTGGTGCTGATCTACGTCTGCGCCTTTGGCCTGGGCTTCATAGCGGGGTCACTGCGATGACGTATGACGTGGTCTCGGAAGTGATTTCCCAGTCGCTGATCTTGTTCGCGACGGGTTTCGGGTTCGGGCTGGTCATCCGGACTCTGAAATCGTTGACTGACCAAATCTGACGTTACTTTGAGGAAGAAAGGGGAAAAGCGCGATGAACATTCGCAACGAAGTGAGCAAGCTCGGTGCCCGCGTGGGTGTCGCCGTTGCTGGTGTGTACGCTGGGGCGGCGTCGGCGGCGATCCAGACAACCGATCTCACGCCGGTCGGGACCGAAATCACGGGTGATATCAGCACCGTGGTCACCTGGGTTCTGCCCATCATGGGCGTGGCCCTGGCTGCCGGTATCGGTATCAAGCTGGTGAAGCGCTTCGCCAACAAGATCTAAGGAGAAGCGCATGGGACGCGGTCATTGGGGAGTGCTGTTGGGCGCGGCCCTGGTGGCCGCGTCTGTTTTTCTTGGCAGTGTGGCGCGGGCCGAGTATGTGTGGACGCTCTTCTCGACGTATTCCGGGGCGACTGCGGAAGAAGCGTGCAGCAATTATTGTGATAGCCAGTCGGCAGTTTTGGTGAGTTGCGATGGAGTGGTGGAGCCGAAGACGTACGACGCTAATGGGGTGCTGTCTCGGGCATATTGCGGAATCACGCGCGATTTCGGGTCGGGGCCGCAGTCGGACAGTTTCGAGATGAACCGCTCGGGAACGGAGTCGTGTCCGGCAGGCTATGAACTGGACGCGGAGGCGGGAGGATGTGTGCCGGTGAGCGGGCCGAAGCCGCCCACGTGGCCGCTGTTCGTCTGGCAGGACAATCCGAATTTTCCGCCGACTCAGTGCGTTGAGGGGACGCTGTGGGAGAAGCCGGGGGTGATTATCGAGACGACGGCGGGTCGGTGGTCGACGACGTATATCAGTTCGGGCGAGAGCTGCGAGGCGGACGGTACAACGGATTACGACGTGGCGCCGACTGTGGATGACGAGGGATGCGTCACGTCGGTGAACGGAAACGTGATGTGTAGGAGCAATCAGCCCGATCCCACCAACTGCGGTACCGTGAACGGGGATGTGGTGTGTCTCGCTTCGGTGCCGCCAGGGAAGTGCACGATTCTCGCGGGGGGGTCGTACATCTGCGACGGTGCGGCGAGCACGCCGCCGGCACCGAACAATGGGACGGAAGGGGTGCCCGCGCCGGTGGATGACCGGCTTTGGGCGGCGGAGGAAGGGTCGCTGCGCGCCTTCAGCTACTACAGCACCAGCACGGTCAATCAGTCGACGAGTCATCAGGGGACCCTGGTCGGCGAGGATGGGACGGTCCCGGAGGAAGGGGCCGAGTTCGAGGAGGCGACGGACACATCCGGGCTGACGTATGATTTTGGGCCGCTCGATGACGCGACGGGTGGCGCGGGGTCGGTGGATACGGGTTACCTGCCGGGGACCGGGGCTGCGCCGGACATTGGGTTCAGCGGAACAAATGGGGCCTGTCCGCTGGAGGATCAGACGGCTTCGGTGATGGGTATGGCCGTTCGGCTCGACGGCCTGTGCTGGTGGGCTGAGAAGATTCGCGATGTGCTGTACTGGGTCTTCGCGGTCCTGACTGCGTGGTTTTTGCTGTTGCAGCTGACGCAGTTTAAGAGTTTCTAAGGAGGAAAGGCGATGGCGATTCCGGTCATTGGTGCCGTGTTCATGGGGGCGTTCTTTCAAAAGATCGCGAGTTTCTTCGTTGAGCTGTCGGTCAAGCGGTGGGCAGTGACGGGGATGATTATCGCGGCGATGGTGGCCGCGTACGGCACGTTCGCGGCGGTGATTCAGGGGTTGATATCAACTGTCAACGGGTGGCTGTCGCACGCGCCGTGGCTGCAGGCGGCGTTCTGGATTTTGCCTGCGAATACCAACGATTGCATCTCGCTGATGGTCACAGCGCACTTCGCTCGGATGGTCTACGGGCATACGATGTTTCTGTTGAATCAGCGGACAGTGGGCATGTTCTGATGGCGATCTGGTTCGTGACCGGCAAGCTGGGGGGCGGGAAAACCCTGGCAGCGGTCGGACGGATTCGGGACGCGCTGCGAGCGGGGCGTATCGTCGCAACGAATTTGGATTTAAACGTTGAGCATCTATTGCCGTCGCAGTGGGATCATACCCGTGTGCAGGTGTACCGGCTTCCAGATAAACCGCGGATCGGTGATTTCGAGGCGCTCCCGATTGGCAACGACTCCTACGATGAACGTCGGAATGGGCTGCTGGTGCTGGATGAATGCGGAACGTGGTTCAATTCGCGCGGGTGGCAGGATAAGGCGCGGCAGCCGGTCATTGACTGGTTCTTGCATGCTCGAAAGCGCGGCTGGGACTGTATTTTCATCGTCCAGGACGTGCAGCTCGTCGACAGGCAGGCGCGCGATGCCCTGTGTGAGCATACCGCGTTCTGTCGGCGGCTGGATCGCGTGCGCGTGCCGATCATCGGGGGTCTCGTGCAGTCGCTGACGGGTGTGCGGCTGCGGCTGCCGCAGGTGCACACGGCGCGCGTGGTCTACGGGGATAATGAACAGTCGCTGATGATTGATCGGTGGACCTATCGCGGGCGGGATCTGTACGCCGCCTATGACACGAAGCAAGTTTTCCTGGATCGCGGCGACGGTGTCGCGTGCATGCTGTCGCCCTGGCATGTGCGCGGTCGCTATGAGTCGCCGCCGGTGCCGCTCCGCCGTCGGCTGTTGAACATCGCTTCCACCGGCTTTCGGATCGTCTGTTACGCAGTGGTCCACGTGGTCGCCTGGGCACGTGGGCGCAGCCCGCGCGCCCAGGCGAAAGCCTGGGGGCTGCTCAAGGCGCCCCCCCTTCCTGGCTGACGGTCTTTTCTGTCGCTAGCGCACGGTACTGGGATCGGCTAGAGGCGCCCTGGGTCATGGCTGGGTGCCGGCAGGGAGGCCGGCATCCCCGTTCGGACACCAGACGATAGGGACACCCCTACGACATAGAAACGGGTGGTGCCGGTAGGGGGTAGCGTCGGGGTCTTGGCGCTGGAGCTCCGCGAGCAACTGCCGTTCCCAGATCTGCGCATACAGGTCTGATCGCTCCCAGCCGTGCGCGACGTCGGGCGCGTAGAGCTTGCCGCGCACCATTCGCCACCCGGGCCAGCCGTAGCCGTCCATGAAGCCGCCGGCAAAGGAGAGCAACCGGTATGCCCAGGACGGGGCACCGTCGCGACACCACCGGCGCCACGTCCGGGGTGAGACGTCACAGAGCGTCCAGGCGTCAGAAAGAGAAAGGCCCGCGGAATAGCGGGCCTCGGTCAGATCGTGCATTCGGGGTTCCATTCTCTAACCGCGTTCCGTTGGTGGATAGATCGGCCACACGGCCAGGAGCATGAGCGCGAGGAGGCATTGCGCATAATGTATATTATGTTCAATGCTATGGGGATCCGGGTCGGGCCATGTCCCCTTCAGTCGGTTGCCCGCGATTCGGCGCGATCCCATCTGCCCGACCCTGGATGAAAACCGCTTCACCGCCGACTCGCGCACCCCTGCTGCATCGGTAACACATCCACCACCGTCCCGGTACGCCACCACCTGCATCGGCTTCGCCGGGGTGCACGTGACGGCGATCACGCGTTGGCGTGGTGTGGGCGCGCGGGTGTCCCCGCAGGGACGGCTTATCGAGCACCTGTTTTTTAGCGCGGCAATGCGCCCAAGAACTCTCCGACGTTCCCCAGAGCCCCGGAGGCGGTCGAGGCCTCCCAACGTCTGTGTTTTTTACACCTCCAGAGGCCGTGAGCCGGAGCCGTGGCCCCTAAGTTCCTATTTCTCCGGAATTCCCGTCAAAAATCGCCCTGCCACGCACGTTGGAATTGTTTACATCAGCCTCGGCCTGGCTCCGCGCGGGGTCGTAACTGATTGTATCGCCTTGGAACACACGTTGGCACGTTGTTTGCCACGGAGCCAGACGGCCGCAGCGTCGCAGTGGCGGCGCAGGGGCGCTCGGTTCGCTTTCGGCGAATCCCTCACACACGGAACGACGACCATGGGGGGCAATCCGTGA